GATCATACTCTGGTGCACTTGGAAGTTCAATTCCAGCGTTTGCCATAATCGACAATCGGTATTTATGTGCCTGGTGTTCCTGTATGTGTGCCTGTAGCGTTCCGGCAAGTGCTTGTTGCAATCTTGGGTCTTGCGGAATAACGGCAGGGTCACTCATGAACGCCTCGTGTACAGCAACGTGTGCATCATGGTCTTGCCAACCATACGCCTTAACAGGCTTTTGATACATCATTGTGTAATTTTCCGTAGCTGGATCCATTGGTTTGGAACCCATTTCTGGAATCAGCATGTCATCGACATTCTCAACATCGAGTGCCTTGTACAGTCTTCTGTAGGCTTCTCTCAAGTCATGTATTTGCGGTGCTTGTGCTGCCGCTTGTATTTGTGTTTGAGCCATTAATACTCTTTGTGCTGTAGAGAAGATGTTGGGATCGGATACTGGGAGTACATCGATTCTGCCGTCAAAATCTTGCTTGAAGATTTCACGACCAACACCTTCTACAGCGTAGGGGTAAGAACTTGGGAGGAAATCGTGGTTAGTTCTTGCGAGTATCTTAAATTCTTCTCGTTGTGCCTTGTGAAGTCGTTTGTGAATGGACGACATCACTTTGATTCCTTGTTCCAATAACGCAATGGTTGTGCCTACAGGAGCTTGTGAGTTCATGTCTCCCGTCTGCAAGTCCGTTATTGCAGCAAGTCGTCTTCCTTCATCAGTTAAAGCACCAAGCAAAGCCGTTAAGACTTGTGATGGTTCTTTGAATGGTAAAGGAATAATGGATTTACGGATGTCATCGCCATAGCCTTCAACGTCTCTAAATTCACCAAAGCCTACAGGTTGGTCTCCTTCCACTCGCATTCCACGAGCTTTAAATCCACCAGGCAAGTTAGCAAACTGTCCAGCATCAACCAGAGAACGAAGAATGGTTGTCGCTGTCTTTTGCAAGTTTCCTAAAAGATGAACATATCCAAGACCATAGAAACTAAAGCCAGGGAGGAATTTGTAATGGACAAAATACTGTAGTCTTTTAAATTTAGGATCGCCATCTTTAAAGTTTTGGCGTATTGCCAAAATGTCATTTGTTTCTTTGCATACGGTCACAATGTAAGGACATGCAAATTCTTTTTTACTGTCAGGAAGATCCAAGTCCACATGCATTTCCAATAATGTGAAACGAGCATCCTTCTTGTATGTTGTGCTAGGCTTTACGCCTTCAATGTCTTGTATCTTTTCATTGATTCCTGTCAAGGAAGTAGATTCGCTTAATCTATCTTCTTCCATCAAAGGAATGTCTCGGTAGAATCCGCTTACTTGTCTTTTCTTCAGTTCATTGGCTTCCATACGAATGACATGCGTGTATCTTCCGCTTGTTCTTAGTTCCGTTGTATTAGTTGACACGACAAAATCCGTTATAGGAATAAACTTTGCAACGGGTCTTTCCAATTCTGAATCGTAATAAACTTTCTTAAAGCAGCTACCAACAATCGGTAGATAGAATAGCATTTGGTCTAAGTCATCAAAGTATTCTTCCATTTGCTCCGTAACTTGATAATTCATGAAGTCCTTGACACGTTCAGCTTGAGACTCTAGTTCTTTTGTTACTTCACCTACTATTTGTGTCTTGACTGGGCCATTAGATGGAAACAATTCTTTTAATGCTTGAGCATGAAACTGTACAGCCGCTTCAATCATCAATGGATGATGTGCAGAACATGCACCGGGAAAAGGATTTTGCACTTCCTCCAGCTTTAACCCCAGAAGATCCATTCCTTTTTTAATTGTATCTTCCCAATCGCCACGACTTTGTATGTCGGCATCATAGGCAGATACGAGATCGGATGCTATCTCCTTTAACTCTTCATCACTGATGTCTTCAGCTAAGTTTTCTGATTGTTGAGGTTCCTCAATAGGCTCATTGCCTATGACTACTTCAACTTCTTCAACAGAAACTTGACTGACTGGTTCGTTTCTTTGTCTTGCCACTATTCATCCTCATCATCAAAATCTTCTTCATCCTCTACAAGGTCTTGCATATTTGAAATAATAGCCTCTTCCTTTTCGTGGAGAGCTTCCAATTTATCCAATTCCTTTTGAATTTTTTCCGCTAATGTTTTTTTCTTCGCCATTAGAATACACCTTTGAATTTTACTTTTCTAGCTTGTGATGGATATTGTCCACGAGAGACAGAGCCTCCTGCTTTATATCCTTTTATTTTTTTACGAATCATTCCTCCACCCATCATTTTTTTAGGTGGTCTTCCTACTGTACTTCCGTAAGTTCCTTTTCCTTGTGGCATTATACTATTCCTCCCATAATTTTACTCATTTCTTTTGCTCTATTCGGTGTTTGCTTTGCCCAACGTGAATCAAGCATTTCGATAGCCGCCACAGAATACTGTGGTGGATTTTGTTGAAGGGCCTTCCACATATTGCGGAACTTTGATACCCCTGTTTTTCCTAATTGAAAAACCATTTCTATGATTATAATTTTTGCATCATCACTTATATTTGCCTTTCCACCAGAAGGACAATTATTAATTAAATCTTCTGCACCATCAATAGAACCTTGTAAATCTTTTTGCAGTATATCCATTAAAAACTTTTCTTCGTATTCTTTACCATCTTCCCAGAAATCTTCCACGCATAGGTGGCCGACCCCAACGGTTCTTTTGTTCAATGTATCGAGGTATACCTTGTTTTTATACCCTTCGTGTTTTTTTACTGATTCTAAAAGTTTATCAAAAGTTTCTTTTTGCATTTTATTTTTTTACTTCTTCCATGACCAGTAACTCCCTGTTGAACCTGTTTTCTGTTGAGGCACATAGTCTTGATGGTGATTAACGAACCAACCCTGCCGCAGTCGCAGCAAGGCTTGTGATGTTGAATCCACCAAGTCATCATTCTTGGAATTGGGGAACGATGCACATTGCGATATGACATCTTCCGCCCAGTCCTTGTCCGGTGCCCATATTTTTCCATTTTCCATAATTGGAGTAATGGAATGAACTCTTGACCTTTTATCCTGCTTATTCGGATTGAAAGGCGTAATCGGTATTCCCATTCTTGACAGTTCCTGCACAAGCGACCATCCACTTGCCTTCGACTCGATAATCACGAGGTCGGGATTGAACTGCTGGTAAAGCTCCACCGCAACATTCTTCAGTTCGGGAAACTCCCATCGGTCTCTTCGTGCACCCAGCAGAATGGCGTTGGACTGCCCATTGTCATCCGTGAATATGCCCCACGTTGTACATGCGGAGAAATCCGATGTCTTGTTTGTCGTGTAAGCCGTATCCCATGATTGTAGGATGTAGTCGCACTGAGGCGGCTTATCCTTCTTCCATGTTTTCCACCACCATCTCTTGATGATGTTGCCCTCCTCAACGGAAGGCTTCTGGGCGTAGAGTGAAGCCCACTCCCTTGAACCTAGCGTTTTCTTGATCTCGTTTAAACGAGAAAGGGGGTAGGCTTCGTTCCACAGAGCTTGACCTTCCTTCCTTTTCAGAAGTTTGGCTGCCCTCTTATCCAGCACTGCTGGAAACTCTATTACTTCCCATCCTTCGTGTTCGGTCTCTTTCAGAACCCATCCTGCGAGGTCGTCTTCGTGCCATCGTGTCTGGATGAGAACCACGCTTCCACCGGGCATGAGACGAGTATATGCTGTCGATCTGTACCAGTCGAGAAGGTTGGAACGCATTGCTTCACTGTCCGCATCTTCTCTTCCTTTAATTGGGTCATCAATGAGCAAGAGGTGAGCACCACGACCAGTAATGGCAGAACCGGCACCAACCGCATAGTAAACCCCTCCCTGTGACGTGTTGAACCGCCTCATGCTTGAGGAGTCGGTTGCCAATCCCACGTCAGGAAAGAGTTCCTGGTAGCGTGGATCTTGCAATTGATTTCTGACTTTTCTTCCGAAGTCGTCCGCCAGTTCCTGCCCGTAGGTGGAACAAATGATGAACTTCTTCGGATTCCTGCCAAGATACCAAGCGGGAAAGAACTCTGAAGACAGAATGGACTTTCCGTGCCTCGGCGGCATGAAGATGGCGAGTCTCTTGATTTTCCCTCTCTCCACATCCTCCAGCTTATGTGCCAGGAGCCTGATGTGCGGGGGAGACAAGTATCCCTCCATCTGATATTTTGCGTAGCCTAGAAGGGTGTCTCTTGCCTTGTTCTTGGATTCGACTTCCTTCAGCTTCTCGACAAGCATTTCCAGCTTGGCGACCTTCTCCGTGACGTTGCTTGATATTCCAGGCATTTCTTTTTTTTAGCCTATCTTGATTTGCTTCGGCTTTTCCTCTTCGGGAACATTCCTTGCCAAATCAATTCTTAGGATTCCGTCCTCCATCTTAGCCTTGTCCACCTCCATGTGTCTGGATAGGTGAAAAGCCCTGAAGAACTTCCTTGAAGCCAATCCCTTGTGGATGTAGTCGGCTTCCTTCTTGCTTGACTCTCCCTCGATCTTGAGGACATTCTTCTCCACGGACAGCTTAATGTCCGCTTTCTTGAAGCCCGCCACTGCCAATTCGAGTGTGTATTTGTCGTCCTCAACCCTCTCTATGTTGTAGGGCGGATAGTCCGACTTGCTTGAATAATTGTCAAGCATGTTGAATGCATCCTCAAATCCGAGAAACATGTTCCTCAAAGGACTCGGAATGCTGTATTTGACTAGCTGATTCATGATATACCTCCTTTTCAGCGAGTTACCCTAGCCCATCACGGCACTAGGTGTTCATGTATGCCCCTCTCTCCCTCAGTTAATCATTATGGTATATGTGCCAATTATGGATGTTAGAGATTTCTATTTGGGGGGGTGGGGGTAAAAACTATTTTTTTTGGGCCTAAGATTATTATAGATCTTAGAATTAAGTTAAGTGATTTCATATTCAATTACTGTTGAGCTTATTGCATGTTAGTTAAGTTTATCTTTGTTTGGTTTATCTAATTCCTTTATTGATATTCCATCTTCAGTTGCTAATGAACTAATCAGTTTCATTATCTCTTCTCGTATTACTTTTGGATTATTACTATTCAGATTATGTGTTATGCTTTCTGATCTTGAACTAACTCCGCCGGATAATACAGAGAACTGTTTCAATACATCAGTAACAGAGTTGCATAATGCCTTCAACTCACTTGCTGTTTCAATTGGCTTTAGTAAGTTTTGCTTTAGTGTTGCAACAATCTTCTTCAGAGTTAAATAGCTTACCTCTTGTAAGTCTTGCATAATGCTTTGGAACTTTTCTTCTGATGTTATTTGTTTATTAACAATGCGTTGATTAACTTTCCTATCTATTTCAAGTTGCTGATTTTGGGCCAACTGTTTCCAATTGTTTTTGTTTGCCCAATTCCACATTGTATTTAAGTGTGGTATTGAAATAGATTTAGACTCAATCTTCTGCTTGTATTTGTGATGTAATAATCGATGAAGCGACCTTATGCTTCGGCTGTGATTATCCATTCCCAAATATAAATTGAGTATCGTTTGATATGTTAAGCTATTCTTACGCATACTTGCTTACTGCCTCTCATCTATGTTTTATCCTTTGTAATAGTATTAGTAGTAACTCTGTTGATTGTTTTATTAATTGTATTGATACCGGCATTGGTTGTGTTGATGTCCTTGAGAGTTGTAAGAGTTTGTATAACCATTGCTGAGTCCTTGTAAGGCAGTTTAACTAGGTGTTGTAATAGTTGATTGATCTGTTTTATTGTTATGACTTTATCGCTTGGATTTTTATTCTCTGTTATCTTGCTTTCCATTGGCTTTTTGTTTCTCTAATAGGTGTTCAATCAATCCCTTTTTATCTATTAATTCCTCTTCAAGTAATTGTATT